CTATCACTGCAAGGACAAAAGCGAGCACGCAAAAATTCACGCTTCGCTTGATGCGCAAGTCGCGAAGCTTATCGAATTGGGCATTTTGATTTTTGACAGGGAGGCGGGCAGGTATGCAATCGCTAGATAAGTATAAATATTACGACGAAGACGGAATCACTATTTACAACGCGGATTGCCGGGAAGTGCTGCCGCAGTTGGAGAGCGGCGGTTTTTGTTGGACAGACCCGCCGTATAACGTTGGCAAAGATTATGGAACTTGGAATGACAGCATGCCAGCGGATGAGTACCGAGCGTTCACTCGTGAATGGGTTGATTGCGTTAATCGTATTTGCCCTGAAATAGCCATCTACGTTCCCGATAATCACATTTGTTTTTATTGGCAGACGCTTGGCGAGAACTTTCGGCAAATCGTGCTTTCTTATTCCGCTGAAGGCGCATTTCGGCGCGGTTTTGTAAACCAGTTTTCGTCCATCCTGACGAACGCAAAGCCGAAAAAGCGCACCAAGAACGTATGGCATAACTGCCAAATGCCAGGGCTTGGTTTTTTCTTTCGAGAGCAGACATACGGGCATCCTGGCTACACGTCGCAAGACGTGACGCGCCGCGTGCTTTCAAATTTAGCCGCTCCTGACACTGTGATTATTGAACCATTTTGCGGGACCGGCACAACCCTTCGCGCCGCAAAAGATTTAGGACTCCGTGCCATCGGAATCGAAATCTCGAAAGATTACTGCGACATCGCAATCGAACGCCTCCGCCAGCAGGCTTTCAACTTCGACACGGAGGCTGCGTAACCATGCCCGCCCTCCACGAACACGACCCCTTTTTCGACGCCCTCAGCACCCGGCTCAGCGCCGCCCCCGCGCCCCAATCCCCACTGGATCGGGCGCTCGTGAAAGTTGCGAAGCTTGATCTAAATCCGCTGTGTAGTAGCCGGGAGCATGCGGAGAGGTTATTGCGGGAGGATGTGGAGGGGATTGTCAGGGAATTGGATAGCCAGTGGCAAGAAAGCCAGGGAGGTGAACAGCGTGATTAGTTTTTCTTCTTCGGTCTACCTGCCGACAGTTCAGGCGGCGGGGCATCTTCCGGCACTTCATACCAGACGATCGGCTTGTCGTGCCGCTTCGCACCGCGCAGAAGTTCAGCACGGAGCCAACTCATTACCGTTGAGTACGGGAAGCCATGGAGCGCGGCATATTCACGAGGTGAAATCATTTTCTTCTTTCCCATGGGGGCAAACTATAGGGCCTTCTGAATTATCAGGCAAGACATGATGAAAAACAACAAAATAATTATGAACACCGTTCAGAATAAAATTGATATTCTGAATGGTCTATAGTATTTTGATCGAGCAAAAGAAGCGAGGCACCAATTATGCAATTCACAATTACAAAATCATCTCTTTTGAAAGAACTCTTACTGCTCCAGGGCGTTGTGGAAAACAAAACCACCATTCCGATACTGGGGCAGATTCTATTCACCGCCAGCGATTCACTTTCCATCAGCGGCACTGACCTGGATGTGAGTCTGACAAGCCAATGCGAGGCAGAGATCAGAACTCCGGGCGCTGCCTGCCTGCCATCAAAGAAACTTTTCGACATTGTTCGGGCGCTCCCAGAGGCGGAAATTGAATTCGCCCTTGTTGAAGATCGGGTGACGATTCGCTGCGCTCATTCACGGTTCAAACTCACCAGTCTGGATAAAGATGGATTCCCCGAAATCCCAAAATACGAAGGCGAATTCATCCATTTCCCATCCGAACTGCTTCGGGATTTCATCTCCTACACAAGCTTTGCCATAACTACCGAAGCCTCCCGCTACACCCTGAGCGGTGCGCAAATGGACATCACGAAAACCACTGCCCGAATGATCACGACCGATGGCCATCGGCTTTCATTCATTGAAAAGGCGGGCGAATTCGGCGCTGAACTGAGCGCGCTGGTTCCAAAGAAGGCACTGGCGGAAGTGGCGAAACTGAGCGCGGAAACAGAGGAAGCTGTTGAAGTTGCACAGGAAAATAACAGCCTGTTTTTCCGCGTGGGTAAGCGCCTGTTTTCCACGCGACTGCTCACGGGTGAATTCCCAAATTACAACGCAATTATGCCGAAAGAGAATAACAACCGCGTCATCCTGCCAGGGCATCTGGTAGCGGCGGCAGTGAAGCGCGTTGGATTACTTGCCGACGATCGAAGCAAGGCCGTGAGATTTGACCTATCTGCTGGCAAGCTTTCGATCTTTGCCCAGTCGGAAGTCGGCGAGGCGGAAGAAACTATGCTTGCTGATTACGAAGGCCCGGAAATGTCCATTGCGTTTAATGCGTCCTACCTCACGGAAGGATTGAGCGCGATGAATGGCGATAGCGCAAGCATTGAGCTCAAGGATGCGCAGTCACAGGTGATGTTGCGTATTGCGGGCAAGGATAAATACGACTGGCGATATGTCGTGATGCCGATGCGAATCTGAGGAAGATCAAGCCAGGAAGCAGTCAGAAGTAAAAGCTAGTTAATGAAAACGGCGGGCTGGAATCCGCCACGGGGCACCACCATGATAAATAATGTTTTACCGACCGCACTAAGCGCCGCAGATGGGACAAATCCGCCATCCTTTAGCCAGTGGGATTATCCCGGCACGTTCCTTAGCCAGTATCCGAAAAACGCGCAATCCACAATTGCCAATCTCTTCTGCAATGCCGTCCGCGAGGGCGCAAAGACAGTTGAGAAAGTCATTCTGGCCGTTGAGCGGGATTTGATTCAGCGCCAGGAATGGGGCGTTTCGGAACGTCACTGCCTTGCGCCAATCATTCGCGAACTGCAATCCGCAGTGGTGGATTCAAAATCCGATGCCGCCAACTTTGCCGCCTTCATCCTCTGGCGTGAAAGCCTAACGCCAGCCGAAAAAGACAAGCTGAAGACGCAGAAGGGGAAGGAATTTTTGGCGGCCAGAATGTCCACGGAGCCACCATCAGCCGCGCAGTTGAGCTATCTCCAGTGCCTCAACTGCCCAATCATCCCAACGACAAAACTAGAAGCTTCGCAACTGATCGAAAATATAAGAAATGAGCAGCAGTAACGGCACCTACGGCAGTAACGGCAACGGTCGCATTGACTGGTCCGCAAGCTACATCACCCCGGAATGGGTTGAGAAGTCAGGCGTGTATCACGTTGATCACGTAGCCGGTGCGGAGCTTCTTGGAAGAAACCCCGACCGGAACGCGCAGAAATGCGACGGCATCGCCATCCCATATTTTCCACCAGGAAGCACCCGCCCCTGTCTTTTCAGATTGCGGCGCGACTTCCCCGATTACAAAGTCCTCCCGGATGGATCGCGGAAGGAAGAAGGGAAGTATCTTGGCGCAAGTGGCTGGGGTACGGCGTCGGCATACTTCCCGCCCGAAACCTCGCCAGAATGGCTTTCGGATTCCTCCATTCCCGCCATCATCGTGGAAGGCGAGAAAAAGGCCATTGCGCTTCGGCGCTATTATTTCGAGCGGGATGAAAGCGTTTTGGTTATTGGCCTGCCCGGTGTTTGGAATTTCCGCGCGCGGGCGAATATCCGGGAAGATGGATTCTTCATCGGCACCGAATCCTATGTGATTCAGGACCTGACGAAGATCAACTGGCAGAACCGCCGAACGAAAATCCTTTTTGATTCCAACGCCCTGACGAATCCGTCAGTCAATGCCGCCCGGTGGGAACTTGGCAGGCAGTTGGTCGGTCGTGGTGCGGATGTTCGCATCGTGGACCTGGAGCCATCGCCGGGAGTGAATGGCGCGGATGATTTCCTTGGCAAGTATGGGCCGAAGGCATTTGGCGAATATTTGGCAACCCACACTGGCCAACCGGTTTGGATGGAAGTGGAGGATGCACGGAAGGCCGTGGCGGAATTGCCCCAATGGATTGATGGCGACACAAGTAAGGTCGGTTCGATCCAGATGATCAATGCGCTGGCGGTCGTGCAGGATCAATCACCGAATGATTGGCTTCAGGCTCAGACGGTTTTACGTGGCGCGGGTGCGTTGCTGTACATCAAGGAACAAATCAAGCTTACGAAGGCAGCGGGGCCAAAGTTCAAGATCGTCAAGCCATCGGACGGGCCAAAGAACGCGCCGCTGCCAATCATTGATTTCGGATTCACAACCGATCTTCCGCCATTAACCCGTGCTGCCTGGGCTGCACTGAAGGCGATCAATACCGGGCCGCATCTGTTTATGCGTTCGGGAATTATGGTTCGGTTTGAGAAGGATGAAGCCGGACGCGCCATCCTCACGGAATTAACGACCGATCGGATGCGGTTTGAATTGGCGCGGGCCGCGAATTGGCAGAAGAAAGGCGAGGATGACATGCCGCCGCTGGATGTAGTGAGGGACGTGTTGGCGATGCCTGAGCCACCGCTGCCAACGTTGCGCAAAATCGTTAATGTGCCGATCTTCTCCCACGATGGACGGCTAATTGATAAGCCCGGTTTTGATAGCGATTCCGGCATCTATTACCTGCCCGCGAGCGATTTTGAAGCCATCCCATTGCCGGAAGTCATCACGCAAGCGGAACTGGATGAAGCGAACCGGCTGATCAAAGAAGAATTGCTGGTGGATTTCCCGTTTGCATCTAATGCCGATCGTGATAATGCCGTTGCACTTGCGGCACTCCCGGCGGCGCGGGAAATGATTGATGGCTCCACGCCAAACCATTCCGTTGAGGCTTCTATCCGATCAGCCGGAAAAGGAAAGCTGGCACGCGGAGCGGCGGGAATCTTTGTCGGCAACGATCTTGCCAGCACACCACCGCTCGAAACCGAAAAAGAGTGGAAAGACATGATCACGTCCGAACTGCTCAGCGGTTCAAGCGCAGTGCTGATTGATAACATCGAACGGCCATTGCGTTCCGCTGCATTGGCAACCGCCTGGACGGAGCCATTTTGGAAAGACCGCCTTTTCCATCGTCAGGTGATGGCGCGTGTTCCGATCAACTGTGTCTGGATCACCACGGCCAACAATATGGTGATGCACGAAGACCTGATGACGCGCTCAATCCGCATTCGCCTGGAGCCGGAAACCTCAAAGCCGGAAAGCCGAACCGGTTTCAAGCATCCAAATTTTGACCAATGGTGCAGGGAGAACCGGGCAAATCTGGTCTGGGCGATTCATATTTTGGTGCAATGGTGGATTCAGGAAGGCAGGCCAGCGGCGACCGTTGTGCAGAGTTCTCGGCATGCCGATTGGTGCAGGGTGATGGGCGGGATTCTCCATGCCGCTGGTTACAAGGATTTTCTCACCAATCAGCAGGAATTCCAGCGCACTGCCGCACAGGGTGTTGATGCCGCCGCCTCGTTCTGCTCGCTCTGGTGGGAGTGGGCGAATCGAAAAAGCGTTATTGCCGATGGGGATTCCGTCGAGCGCAGATTGTCACGCGCCTTCACGTCCGAACTTCTGGACCTGGCGCGAAACATTGACGGCTTCCCATTGACCGACAACAAGGATGGCCAATCACGAGCAATGGGACTCTGGCTGAATGGAGTTCGCGGACGACGCATTGAGTCTGAGGAAGATGTGCTGGATCGGCGCGTTCGCCGTGTTTACCGAATCCAGAAGCACGCGACTCAGATTCGTGGGAAGCAGCCCTGGAAAATGGATTTGCTTGATGAAGTGGATTTAGGCGAAGCCCTAAACGAAGGATGAAGGATGAAGGATGAAGGATGCGAAGGATGGCGAAAACCCTCATCCTTCACGGTAAACCATAGATGATAAAACAGATGCGACAAAGTGAAGGATGTGAAGGGAGAACGGGCAGCATATATACACATGTATGCGTACATAATGTGTGTATATGTGTATATAGGTCATTTTCTCAAGCCGTGAGTTTCACATCCTTCACATCCTTCACATCCTTTTTTCTGAGCCGTTTCAATAAGTTACCCGTGAAGGATGTCAAAACCATCATCCTTCACATCCTTCAAAACAAAAGGAGAATGACCAATATGCCAATCAAACCCCTCCAAAACCTCCCCCTCTTCCTCTCCCTCTGGCACGCCCGCGGCCCCACCACTGCCACCACTGCCCAACTACTGCCGCTTGCCGAACAGGCACAGGTGGATTTTGGCCAGGCAATCACCCTGCGCGGCAAACAAACCGTTCTCGGCACCGCCCTGAATCGCCTCATGCGCCAGAACCAACCAACTGCCGCCGCCGATGGCCAGATATTCTGGATCAGGATTGAGCGGCGCGCACGAAAAGGGATGGTGTATCGGCTTGAGTCACACAAAGTCTCGCCGGAAGTGAGTGGGACGGGATAGGGAAACAGCAATTGCTGGCGATTACAGCCCCGCCAGCGAATCGGAAGGCAGGGAAAGGGCAGAACTACTGCCACGGAGCAAGGGCGGGGCTTAAAAGGCGAAAAACGGAAAACGAACGAAGCAAGGAGAAAGCAAAATGACAATCACCACAGCAGCGGCAACCGCAAAACAAAAACAACCAGCAACCACGGAGCGCCCGATCTTGTTTTCAGGCGAAATGGTCAGGGCGATACTGGACGGACGGAAGGGGATGACAAGGCGGATTGTGAAACCACAACCGCAGGAACACCATTGGTCAGTGCTACCAGGGTATGAGCAGCATGCATTACTAATGCCAACGCCGCAGGGGCCAATGGCGCGCATCTGGCACTACTATGACGGCATGGAAGACGGCGTGCGGTGGATTAAGTGTCCCTTTGGCAAACCCGGCAACCGCCTTTGGGTGCGTGAGACGTGGCAGGTTCGGGACGACAAGAGTTACTACACGAAGGCTGATCTTAAGGCCCATCGCACCGAGCATCCCAATTGCGCGGAAATTTGGGAAAAGACACAGCCGCCCGAAGCATTTCCCGATTGGCGCTCGCCGATCTTCATGCCCCGCTGGGCGTCCCGCCTCACGCTCGAAATCACCGCCATTCGCGTGGAGCGGTTGCAGGAGATTACGGAAGCGGATGCCAGAGCCGAAGGTGTACCAGATGGCCAGCGCGCGACCGCGCCAGATGATAAGCACGCCAACTGCGTAAACTGTGGTCAGCATCGCAATCAGCACGTTGGGCAAGTGCGCGGATGCTTTGGCGGCACGGGCACAATTTTCAGTACAAACACCTACAGAGGCGGCTTTGCCTTTCTGTGGGACCAGATCAACGGCAAGCGTGCATCGTGGGAAAGTAATCCCTGGGTCTGGATCGTGGAATTCAAGCGAGTGGAGGTGGCGAAGTAATGGACACCACAGCGCGAACCACAGCAGTCCACACCCTCGCCAGTCTCATGGCGATGCCGGATGGGGAACTAAACAAGATCGCGGCGATTGAGGTGATGGGCTGGACATTCCGCGAAACCTGCGAACACGGCGAACCGGCATATTCGGTGAAGTCGAGCTTTCAGCCAAACCCCGAAGCGGTTTGCTTTTGGGAAACACAGGCGCTGGTTTCAAGATGGACTCCCGCCACCGACCGCAACCAGAGTGAAGACCTGCTGGCGGCGTGCAGGGCGAAGGGGCTGTCTTTCCAGATTTGGAAGTTTTACGACGGCGGCGGCTGCATCGTGTTCAGGAAGCGAGAGGAATTTGAGTTTAATTATTCAATGCAGTTGCGGGTGACGGATGACTCTGCGCGCGCCGAAACAATCGCCGCCATTCTCGCCATGCAGGCGATCAGAGAAGGGGAGGGAAAATGCTAACCGATTTCGATTTCAACTCCGCCCCACTCGAAGCCCGCGCCACCCGCCAGCGGCTCCTAGCCCGGTCGCCGTTCAGCCCCAACGCTCCGCGCCGGGAACTCCGCATGAGCAAAGCGATGCGGAATGGCAAATCCAAGCCCGTCCCATTCGTGAAGCGGCGGCGCGGGGGGTGTCCCGTCCGCTGCATTCAAACCGGCGTGATCTTCCCCTCGGCAGCGGCGGCGTCACTGTCCGTTGGCAGATCAGCGACGGCGGTTTCGGTGGCAATTGGCAAGTACCGACTAGGGGAGCGGGAGTTGCCGAGTGCGGGAGGGTTTACGTGGGAATATGTGCAAACCATTGATGGGATGGAGGGAGATGCGAAATGAAACCACACGAATACGCAATGCTGATCCTTGGCGGAATTGTTCAGGTCTGGGCGTTCGGATGGCCGGGCGCATTGGCATACATCACAGGTTTGATGATTGGCCATATATGCCTTGCGGCTCCTGAGTTTAGGGAGATGCAAGGCATGGCCATTAAGTCGCAGGAACTTGCGGAAGATGCGTTGAAGATGCTTGCCGCTGTAATGGAAGCACCGAAGGAGGGAGAGACGAAATGACAATCTCAGAAGCAATCAATCAAGCACTTCTCGACACGATGAAAAGCAACGGCGTCAGCAAGGCTGAAATGTCGCGCCGTCTTCAGGTTTCGCGCGCGGCGGTCACTGAGGCGCTCGGTGATCGTTGGCGCAACTGGTCGCTCCACACGCTTCAGGAATGGACGGAAGCGGCGGGCGGAACGCTGCATATTCGAATCAGGAGCAGTGAGAAGGGAGGGACAACGGATGAAAGTTGAACGAGGCGTGCCAATCCCAACAGACGGCAGAGTGCAAAAGACAGAGACGAAAGTTTCCGTGCTGAAAGCGATGAAGCATGGCGATAGCGTGTTTTTCACCGATAAGAACCAAGCCGTGTCTTTTCTTGCCTGTGGCCGTCAATACTTGAATCGTGGGCTTATCCCTAGCAACTACCACTTTATTTCACGGCAAGTCGAAGGCGGCTTCCGCGTATGGAAGATCGAGACGAAAGAGCAAAAGATTGAAATAGCAAAATCTGAATCGGATTGGTTGGATTCAGTGCAGGCGATGGATGAGGCGCGTGAATAATTCAGCCGCCCTCTACTGGGCAATCATCATCGGCACCGAGGCAAGAATCACAGGGGAGCATTTACAAAACTTGGAGGCGATAAGGGAAGGTATGAGCGACAAAGATACCGGACGAACCGATGGGCTGAAGTGGGTGGAGGAAGAAACCTTCGCCCATCCCTGGGCAGGCCACAATATGAACCGCTGCGCGGGTTGTGGAATAGCTTTCGTCGGCGATAAGCGGGCGGTGAATTGCTTGGCGTGCGCGTGGAAGATGTTTACGGAGCGCGGCCTAACCCTCGCCACAATCAGCGATATGCTGGGTGGCGGCCTTGATGGGATGGAGTTGGTGAAGGCGGTTGGCGCGGTGACGGGAGAGCGAGAGGGGTTGCGGTCGGTGGTTGAGCGATTGCAAGGAGAAACAGCCATAGCCGCCCGCTGGCGCGCAAACTGGAAAGCAATTGCCAAATGGCACCGGCAGCAATGGAAGGCGCTGTGCGTTGAGGTTCAGCTTGCTGATTCAAACCCGCCAACTGATGAAGAACTGGCAAGGTTTATTGAGCAGGGCAAACGCTACGGCCAGATGACGATTGGGGAAATTTATGACCGGCTTGATGCGGGAACCGCCGCAACCTGCACCTGTGGCGATAGCTGCTCGGATGAGGGAGCGGCGTGCTGGAATTGTGCAAGCCGCATACGCAATGAGAATGCCGACTTGTCACAGCGCGTAGATAGTCTTTGCCTGGATGTGACGCGATTGGCGACAAGGGCAAGGGAGGCGGAAGATGAGCGGGACAATTTACAGCAGCAAGTCGCAGCAATGGGCAATTCATTCCACGAAGGTTTCCGCTTCGCCATTCGCATCCAGAAAGCGGAAGCGCGTGGATTGAAGACGTTGAAGGAAGTTGAGCGGTTGATTGTGGAGCGGGATGCGGCGCGGGCCGATGCCGCGGCGGCAAGGGAGGCGTTGAGCAAATACGCGGATTCGGATAATTGGCTAACTATCAGGGATGAATTTGAACACGATCAGATTCATTGGTTAGGTGATGATGGATATCACTCAGCGGCAGTTGCTGCTCTTGCCTCGCCAAATCCCGGCGCGCCCCTTCTTACCGAACTCGCTCAACTTCGCGCAATCGCCTCCCTCGCCGCCGCCTTCTGCGCGGAAACGATTGGGGAAGAGATTACGGAGAATGGGCGGTTGTTGAATGAGGCGGTCAAAACTTGGAAGGAGATTTGGAAGGAGATGACCAAATGAAAGTTTTTTTCTACTGCGGAATATTTACGGTTCTTCTGTTATTCGCGCTGACTTATGGCCTTTGGTGGGAATGCGCATTCACGGCGCTTGGTGGCGTGGGTGGGTATCTTCTTGGAAGGGTAGATGGCGAAGCAGAGGAAGTGCAGAGCGCGCCACTGTATTGCGAAGCGTGCAGGAGCAGGCGACGGGTGAAAAGGGAGGTGTAGCAATGGCAGGCTTATTTGTTCTAGTTGTTGTCGCATCCATTCCCGTGCTAGTCGCGGGTTGCGTGCGGCTGCTTCAGTGGAACGACCGAAGGCGAATGGCGCGGCGCGAATGATCTCCCCCCACTCGCCGCTCTCACCTGATCCCCGGCACAACCAAACCGCCAGCACCATCAGCGATTTATTAAAAGCAGTATGACAACACCTGAAATTAATTGCACCGAGACAGCCCCAAGATGTAGTATAGGCATCGAAGCATTACGCAAGACTCTACTTGCATTGAAACAAGAGGCAATCGCGGCCCGACGATCGGCGAAATCCGTCGTTGAGCAACAAGAGCGAGTGATAGAGCGATGTGACAAAGTTTTAGCTGAGTTACCATTATCTGAATAGGCCTCGACTCGTATTTATTACGAACACGCGCCGCCATTGATGACCGACTTGGAGAAATCCCGTTGGTTGCCAGTGGCGGCGCTTTTTTGTTTTGAAAATTAACCTGGGCCAGCTAATCCCCGCGCCCCTGATTGATAAACAAATTGCGCATCGTGCCGGATGCGCCTTCCCCCAAATTCCGCCCAAAGGAGTTTGGCAAAACATGAGAGCAGAGAACGCTTTGACGGAACATGCAGGAAATCACACCGGAGAAATCACGTTGGGAAGTGTCATCGGCATTGTTGTCGGCTGGATTGCAAAGATTTGGGCAGGGTTTGCGCTGTCCACTGCGCCGCGATGGTTTGAGATCGTATTTCAGGCAGTCATAACGGTGATTGTTGGCTGCATTACGGTTGTAACAACGCACTTCCTGAAGCGCACACTGGAGCGGGAGTATCCGAGCAAGCGGCGAACGAAGGACCCGGTTTTGGAAGAGAAGTAAATGACCCTATCCACAATCACAGCACTGGTCCTGATCCTCGCCCTCGTAATGCTCTTTGCCTGGCTTTATCAGAATCGCAATCAGGTCAAAACAGCGGTCGGGAAGTCGGAATTACTCATCGCCGCAAAACGTGAAGAGATGATCGCAAACGAGCGGGAAGCAACGCGGGACGTGATCAGTATTCAGCGCCAGATTGATGAATGCGATACGAAAATTCACGCACTAAGGAAAGAGCGGCAACGGTTCGAAACTGAGATGGAAGCCGCAAGGGGCCGAGCAGATCAGCGGGCGAAACAGTCACAGGCGGAATTGAATGCGCTGTTGGCGGAATCGGAGAGTAGGCAAGGGCGTGGAACATTCGTGATTCCCGAAGGTGGATCGGTGGAGATACGGACCAATGAGAACTAATAATAATTTCCTAAACATAAAACTAACCCTACAGGGCTTTTTCGATCTCGCCGTCCTCGCCATTATCCTCGGCTTTTGTTCTGGGCTGGCGACGGCGCAGACTTGTAGCCTGCGCCAAGTGGGTTCAGTGAATTCCGGCTCAGGCATCGGCGTTTCCTATTCCTGGTCAGATGGCCGCAATGCAGACCGCTACGTTGTCACGGTTGGCGGCATTCAGTATCCCTATCCCGGCACGGCGCGAACAATTTCAATTATCTCCGGCTGTGGTTTTGCATCGGTTGTCAATGTTGTTGGCTACTACGGCAACCAGACTTGTTCGCTGACTTCGACCGGCGCGGCTCCGCATAGCGCACCCTGCACAACCGGCAATGCGGCGGGCAGTTCTTCCGCCTACTCTGCCGCTTCTTACTCAGACCTTCTCGCACCCGGTTCAATCACAGCCATTTTTGGTGAGAACTTCACCACGCAAACCGCAGCAGCGTCCTCACTTCCTCTGCCAGTTAGTTTAGGCGGCGTGCGGGTTTATGCGTTTTTCAATACGCCACTTCAGCAGGAATGCCCACTGTTCTTCGTCAGCCCGAAGCAGGTGAATGCGCTATTGCCCGCGAATTTGCCATACGGCGGGGCAGGAACGCTGGCGGTCGTGAATCTGGCGGAAGATACCCTGAGACCAACCTGGTTTTACCTGAACCAGCGCGAGCCGGGGATATTCACGCGGGATGAGAACGGACACGGGCGCGCGGCGGGATATTTGGATAGGGGTTTCTATGTTTTGTTTGGGACGGGGTTTGGGAATGCGAGTAATGGGTTTTTGCTCAGCGGCGGAAATCGCTTTCAGGCGTCTTTTGTAGGCAACGCGCCGGGATATGTGGGGCTGAATCAGATCAATGTGGCTGCGCCCTTACCGAGCGGGGCCCAGGTTCAGGTGTGTGTTGGTGGGAATGATGATGCTCGGTGTAGTCCGTTTTTCTTATTGCCGTGACTAAGGCGAAGTAACCATTATGGGCTTTTGGGACATTTTCAAACCAAACACCGACAGCGCCAAGCTCACTGCGATTCAACTATCGCAAGAGCGAACAGAGCGTTTGCTTCAGGGGCTTGGCAATCAATCAACTTTAATCAACGAAAAGGCAGGAACAATTATGACAACTCTGACCGAATTGAAAGACCTCGCAACGACTGCGTTTCAGGAAAACACCGACAGTCTCAATCTGGCATTGACGAAGATTGATGAACTGAAAGCGAAACTGCCCAACCCGGAAGATGGCGCGATTGCCGATGCGATTGCTGAAGGGCTGCGCGGCCAGATCGCCGCGAATGATGAATTTCAGGCGAAGCTGAATCCGCCCGCGCCGGAACCGCCAGCGCCAGCGGTTGAAGGCTAAAACAAGTTTCGTTCGTCGGACTCCAAGGTAAGAGGCTTGCGGGCAGGAACGAAAGTAGCAGTTTCCGCCCTGTCCGCTTTATTCAAAAATCTCCAATCGCCCCGAACCGAGCAGTACAAATGGATTACCAAAAACTAGATCGCGCAACAGCAACGGCGGTGCAATTACGGGGCGAAGTGGCGGCCTTGCTGGATAAGCTGAAGGTGATGACGAATGGCGACCTGTTCGCGAAGTTGAAGGATTTACAGACCGTGACGACGAATCACGCGAACGACATGACGGAATTGCAGAAGTCAGCAAACAACGCGCCGAATGGCATTGAGCAGGCGCTGAATGAGATGTGAGGAAATAAACCATGACATTCAAATGGGCAACATTACTGGACCTGGTAGACTTGGATTTTCTGATTGAGTTTGGCGCGCAGAAGATCACCGACACAATCAAGAATCCGAACAGTGCAAGCGCGAAAAAGCTCATTCCGGCAATCAAGATACTTGATGCCGTTGTGAGAGACGCAAAAGCGAAATTGAATATTACGTAATGACTTATGGCCGCCGCGTCCCATCGCAAGAATCTCCTTCGGGGGTCGGAGATTTTGCTTGCAGGATCAGAGGGCGCACAAACGGCGGCCACTTCTTCTTTCGATTTACTTCGTCGGGTGAATCTCCTTGGTTGAAAGCTAAATAGAGGTGGGAAGCGGCAAAGGGTGAACCGCTTCCTTTTCGTTGGAAAGCGGCGGTTACGGAGTTGGTGTTATCGGTTGACGGGACTTTTTATCCGCCGCCATTTTTCTTGAAAGACTTTTTCATATGAACCTAACAGAACGTTTCCAATTACTTCAAAACCGCGCCGCCGAATATGCGGTGCAGTCCGATAGCCTGCGGGATCAGGAGCAGGAGCTACAGGCAAAGCTGAACGGCATTCAGGAACAGCGGGCGATCATCGAGCGCGGCAAGTCGGAGATTCGCGGCGCGATGGCGATTTTGAAAGAACAGATTGATGAAGCGGGTGACGCGCCTGCTGAGATTCCTACAATTGCCGACGCGAAGGCGAAGAAGGCGGCCAAAGCCTAAGAGGTAATTTCAGTTGCCAGCAACCGGCGCATATAACACATGGGGATGGAACGCAATCCCCTGGAACGGAGCAAGGGCAAGAGGGGCGGCGACCACGTTTATCACGCCGTTGCGCCGGACGTGCCTGACTGCGCCGTTTTCGTGGGTACAGGCTTTAACCGTTCTGATGGGGTGCGATGTGCCGAAAGAATATAATATCAAAAGTTCCGATGCTTTAATCATCGGCTCAGATCGAAGGGTCAACCTCTCGCTCACTGGCTTGCCAACGGGACGGACGATTACGGCGGCGAGTCTACTGATTAAGACACGGCAGTCCGACGCCGATGCCGAAGCACTGATTACGAAAACAATCACAGCCACACAATCAGCCTCTGGGCAAATAACGGACGCGGGCACGGACGCAACAGCCGCCGTGTATTTCGACATCAGCCACACGGACAGCGCCGGACTGACTGCCAATAAGATTTACCATTATTTCATAAAGCTAACTTGCAGCGACGGGGTGATTGACATCCCAATTCGCGGCCAATTGCCAACGGCCAAAGCGTAGGTGTAAGGGGAGAAAGTAAATGCCCGATGTGCCAGGTTCAATAAATTACCCAACAGCGTTAGACACAGCCACGACACTGATAGACGCCGCCGATAACGCATATTCTACGCTGAGCAGTGGTATCGGTGCATCGGACCTAACAATCCCGATCACGTCATCGAGCGTTTTTTCAACAACGGGCGTGGCGACGATTGTTGATGACGTAGACAATCCAACCAAAATTGAGAAAGTAATATTCACTGCGAACAACGGCACGTCCATAACCGTCCCCACTGGCGGAAGAGGCGCATTTGGCACAACCGCGCAGAGCTTTTCATCCGGCGCATTTATCGAAGAGCGCCCGATTGCCCGCAGTCATACCGTCCTCGCAGATGCCATTATCCAGATTGAAACAAAACTCGGCACCGGTTCCACTATCGCCGTCAACAAACTCGCCCCCGTAACCGCCAGCCGCGCATTGGTGAGCGATAGCAGCGGATTTGTGAGTGCGGCAACTGTTACCGCAACCGAGCTTGGATATGTGAGTGGGGTGACGAGCGCGATCCAGACGCAGATCAATGCGAAGGCGACTTCTGCAAGCCTGGCGGCGATTGCGACGAGTGGGAGCGCATCAGACCTGGGCGCGGGAACCGTTCCACTGGCGCGGCTGAGCGGTATCACGACCAGCCAGCTTGATGCGGCGGCGGGAATTACGAATGGACAGTTGGCGGGAAGTATTGCGTATTCGAAGTTGAGTTTGACGGGCGCGATCTTGAACGCGGATTTGGCGGGTTCGATTGCCTACAGCAAGTTGGCACTGACCGGCGCAATCTTGAATGCCGATCTTGCCGGTTCAATCTCCGACACAAAACTCTCCACAATCTCAACCGCTGGTAAGGTGAGCGATTCAGCCCTGTCATCAAACATTCCGCTGATCAATGCCGGCAACGTGTTCACCTCCGCCACTGGCCAGAGCATGAAGAAATTGCTTCTGCCTGGTTCAACAAGTGGAACACTAACCATTGTCGCGGCAGCCACAGCGGGCGCGAATACAATCACACTGCCCGCTGGCACAACGGATTTCAGCGCAACGGGCGGAACATCTCAGGTGGTGAAGCAGACCAGCGCGGGCGGTGCGTTCACAGTTGCGCAATTAGCGGCGAGCGATCTTTCCAGCGCAATCAATCTGGCGACCTCTGGCGGCGGCGGCGTGACGGGGAATTTGCCGGTCACGAACTTGAACTCCGGCACGGGTGCGAGCAGTTCGACATTTTGGCGTGGAGATGGGACGTGGGCGACGCCGAGTAGTGGTGGCACTCCGGGCGGTAGCACGACGCAACTTCAGTACAACAATGCGAGCGCGTTCGGCGGGATTTCAACACTGACGACAGATGGCACAATTGTTACCTATGCAGGCACGGGAACAACCGGCACAACAACCAGCGCGGGCTTTGTTGTAACTGCAAATAGCCTAACAACCGGCACGGGCATGTATGTTGGCAGCACGTCCAGCACGGGCAGCAGTACCTCAACAAAACTCTTACACGTTGCCAAATCTGGCGCGCAGACAGGGAGCGTTACAACCACAGCGGCAACGATTGAGAACACCAGTACGGGCGCGAGCGCAACAAACGTGGCACTGACGCTGACGGCCTCTGGTGCAACAACCGCCAACACTGCCTTAAACGTGACGGCGGGCCGGACGGTGCTGCCTGATGGTAGCGCCGCATCTCCAAGTATAGTTTGGGGAACGTCACTAACTACCGGGATTTTTAATAATGGTATTCCCGACATCTCTTTTTCCGTGTCCGGCTCTCGCGCAATGTTTGTTGGAGGCGCTTTTACCCAAATTGATTCGGGCCAGTTAATTCTTACAGGCGACCTTAGGATTCGCCGTGTCACGGCAGGCGGTATCGCCTTTGGCGCAACGGATGCCGCAGCCGCATCCGTTGTTGCGCAGACCGAAAGCGTGCAATCCGTTGTCGCCGGAAGCACGAATGGCAGCGGGCAGGCGTGGACAAGGATTGGCAGTTTAGGAACGAGCCAGGGCGTGCCAGGGCGTCAGCATTTCCAAACGGGCGCATTGATTGCGGCGAGTGGAACAACTCAACAGACGGCGGTTGATCGGCTGGTAGTTGGTGCAACGAAGGTATTAACAAATAACTCAGCTACGGCCATCACAAACGCAACGGTCGCCAGCAACACAGCAGCGGGCGGCGTATTGGATTATGTCGTTGAAGTCTTCGACGGAACGGACGTACAGACCGAAGTGGGCAGCGTGAGTTACACGGTTGTCAACAAAGGCGGAGTGTTCAGCGGAAACACGACCACGAAGTTTGGCAATTCACAGACGGCAACAAGCGGGACGCTGACGGTTACGTTTGCGATTTCTGCCGCTAACCCCGGCGTGATTTCCGTGAATGCCAATTCCAGCTTAACCCCTTCAACCGGCTATCCTCGCATTACCTACATGCCGCGCAATCTTTCGCAAAACGCAATCGCTATTCAATAAAAGGAAATCCACATGGCCTTTATCAAATCAATTCAAGACCCATACGAACCAGGGCGAACGCTTGATAGTTCCTACTGGCAACCAAATGTCGTCTCAATTAATCAGCGCGCCCAGACCATACAGATTGAATTTGATGGCTATGCGAGCGCGGCGGCATACGCGGCGAATCCGGCTAAAATGCTGGACACAAAAATCCTACAATCGAAACGTCATGCCCTACTTAGCGGCAATCGCAGGCGGGCAATTGAATCCGCTCGACTTGCCGTATCAAGTGGCCTTGGATAGTGATGACTTTTTTGCAACGGCAACCCGGCAGTAAGCGATTAATGCGCCGCATATTCTGGCGCTAAGTCAGGAGGCGTCAGTGGCGTAATGCGAATGATGTCATCCTGCATGACAATGCCCAGGTTTCGAGAGCGGCTATAGATATGCTCTACAAGCTCAGTAAGAGATGGATAAGTTTCAGGGCCGGGAGTTGCGAACAGGCGAGCATCGTCAATCAGGATGACATTGCGGCCAATGCCATTGGCAAGAATACAGTCAAGCTCTTCACACATTGGCGTGTCTTTTTCTCACTGTGCGGTTTCGCCGCCAGAGTAATGACCGTCGAGCCAGAAGAGAGCAGGGGCAGAAAGTTCCTGGAAGATTGTTTTAATAACCTGCCCACTGTCGCCCTGAAGAATCGCAATATGAGAGTGATCGCGAAATCTCTCAACGGCGCGGGCGTGAAGTTCGGTGCTAAGTTCAATGGAATAAAGGCGCTCAAACCGCCCTTTCATCGCTTCGATCATGTCACCGTAACAGGTGCCGGATTCAACGAGGATTTTAAGCCTGTAGCGTTGGGCGTAATCAATAAGAATCTGGCGTTTGACCTGATGCGGCGGTGGAATGGGACAGCCTGAAGATTCCCAGGTTTTAATAGCATTATTGTCGCGCTTCGCCTGTCGCCAACTTGCAAGGAATGGATAGATGGGAGTTTGAGCGATGACGTTTTTAAGGATTTGTTTCATGGGTTTCCTTTGGGGCTGGATTACGAGGCGGCGCAAACACTAAAACGAATCTGCAAATTATGAAAGCGAAATTAACAACACTCCCAATCTTCCTACCGCAGTTGTAGGAAGAGATAACGAAAAGGACAGGACAAGCACATGGAAAGCAACATCTACAACCTCGACCTCCCCACCCGCCGCGAAAAGCTCGCCAGCCTGTTTCTTAAATGGCAGAGCCTGGAGGTGCTGGGGTGAATGGAAGTCAGTGTAGGGGAATTGGTGGAGATACTTGGAGCGAGGGTTGAGGCACGCACAAACAGCAGCCCCCAATAATAGAAACAGCAAATGCCAACAGCCACGAAAGCAAAACAAGAGATTCCGCCGGACCACGACTACCGCCCCAATCAAAAGCAATTGGCGGCGACGTTAAAGAAAATCGCGGCCAATAAGCGCATCACGCTGGACGAACTAAACGCCTGGGGGATGAAGCAAAACCCGCCGTTCTATTTCGTCTATTCCGGCCTGCGAAACCTCCGCAAACGCCTCGAAATCTCCATGCCGAAACTGGTTCAGGAGATGATCGAGCAGGCGGGGAAAGAAGGGCTGGCGCAGGTGAATGTTCGATTGGCCGAGAATGAAACCGACCATCTGCGATTGGATGAAGTGCTAGAAAAGCTCCTCACAAGTCCCGATCCGAATGACTGGAAAGCGGCGGCGGGGATTGTGAGAGAGAGACGGGAATGTCGGAAATATGCGGCGCAGGAATTGGGGCAGTGGACGGAGAAGCGAGAAGATAGCGGCAAGATCGAGGTAATCGTAAAACGTGAGCAAAGGATCGGCACAACTAAAACGGATTGAGGTGACGCTTGGCGAACTTCATCCCGGCCAACAGCGAATCGTCAGTGAGGCGCGGCGATTCAACACGCTCGCCTGTGGGCGGCGATTCGGCAAGACCACGCTGGGGGTGGATTTGTTGGCCGAGCGCGCGCTAGATGGAATGCCGGTGGTTTGGTTTAGTCCCATCTATAAAATGCTGACGGAAGTTTGGCGCGAAGCACTGGCAATCCTAAAACCAATCGCCTCGCGCATCTCGGTCCAAGAACATCGCATTGAACTCCTTACCGGCGGCGTTGTGGATATGTGGAGCCTGGATAATCCCGACAGTTCACGCGGGCGCAAATATGCGCGGGCGGTCGTGGATGAGGCGGCGATGATCCCGAACTTGGCCGAAGCCTGGCAAGCAGTTATCCGGCCAACCCTGACGGATTACAAGGGCGATGGGTATTTGCTCAGCACGCCGAAGGGGATGAACTTCTTTTACGAGTGCTATTCACGCGGCCTTGATCCGGCCTATCCCGACTGGGCGGCGTGGCACATGCCAACCACGGCCAACCCCTTTATTGATCCGAGCGAGGTGGAAAAGGCGCGGCTGGAATTGCCAGAGACGGTTTTTCGTCAGGAATATTTGGCGGAGTTTTTACAGAATGAAGGCGCGGTGTTCAGGAATATAGCCGCATGTTTGAAAGCTCCAAAGAACGCCACGCCAGATCAGCATCGCGGCCATAAGACCGTCCTGGGCGTGGATTGGGGAATGAAAAACGATTTCACGGTCGTTTGTGCGTTTTGCGTGGACTGTAAATGCGAGGTGGAGTTGGAACGATTCAATAAGATCGAATGGTCGTTTCAGCGCCAGCGCATCAAGACCATCTATGACAAGTGGCAAGTAAGCGATGGCCTAGTCGAACTAAACTCCATCGGCTCGCCAAACTTCGAAGCATTGCAACCAGACTGCCCGCGATTGCGCGGATTTGAAACCACCGGACAGAGCAAGCCGCCGCTGATTCAGAGCTTGGCGCTGGCGCTGGAGCGAACCGAGGCGCAGTGGTTGGATGATGAAGTGGCGAAGATGGAATTGATGGCGTATGAGAGCAAGGTAAGTGCACAGACGGGTCGGGTGAGTTATTCCGCGCCCGATGGACAGCATGACGATACGGTGATTGCGAGGGCGCTGGCGAATCAGGTAAGGCTAGGCGGGCGCGAATGGAAAGTGGCATAAGGAACTAAAACAACATGGCAGATGCAATGGTGAAATATGAGGCAGATGGCAGCAAACTAACCATCTTCTCGCGCGTGATAAAGGCGCTTCAATCTCTCCGCTTCGCCGGTCTTGGTGGCGGCGTCGGTGGAACGTATGGGGGTAGCTGGTGGGCGGGGCTGTTCAATAATTCCCGTATCAACTTCTTCAATGAAATGGGGCGGCCCACGCAATCGTCGCTGATTATGGCAGCGGTGAATTGGGTGGGGAGGATTTTACCGCAAGCGCCATTGCAGGTTGTAAAAATGGGCGCGGATGGCAAGGAGCAGCCGATCCCAAGACATCCGGCGCTGGCGTTGTTTCGAAATCCCAATCCGTATTATGAAATTGCTACCTTCTGGAAAACCTTTGCTCTTCATTGGCTCGTTGCCGGGAATGTTTATTTTATCAAGGTCCGCAATTCCTATGGACAGGTGATTGAACTCTGGCCCGTGATGCCATGGCTGAATACGACCGCCTGGGCATTGCCCGCCTATATCTATCCGCGCTGGCCGGTGGATGGCAGCGAATTTATTTCGCACTATGACTATTACGTGGAAGGCCGGGTGAATCGGGTTGAGATTGACGATGTGATCCACTTTCGCGACGTGCCTGATCCAATGAACCAAGGCCGGACGGGCATTGCGTGCATCAGCCCGGTTTTGCGCGAAATTTGCGCCGATAATGAAGTGCCGATGTATCAGTATTTGCTGCTAAAATCCGGCGGTGCGCCGCCGATTGTGCTGGCGCTGAAGGAGGGGCAGAGTGGGGTTCAGTTTGACCCGGCACAGATCAAAGGGGCGTATTTGAACGCCACGACCGGCGATCAGAGAGGGCGAGTGTTTGTAAGTGGGAATGCGGTTGAACTGACCAAGGTGGGATTCAGCCCGCAGGAAATGGATTTTAAGGTGATGCGGCATTTGTCGGAGAGCCGCTTCGCATCGGTGACGGGCATTGCGAAAGAAACGCTTGGCTTTGGCGCAGCGGATGAAAATTCGACCTATAACAACGTCGAGCAGGCCGATAATCGCAGCATCAAAACCTTCATGGCTCCGCTGTGGGACTATATCGAAGATGCACTGACGCGCCAATTGGGGACGGACTTTGGATTAAAAGAAGGCGAGCGGTTTGATTTTGATTTGTCTCAAGTCGCCGCCTTGCAGGAAGACCAGGATGCGCTACATACGCGGGCGGCGCAGGATTTGAGCAGCGGTGGCGTATTGGTAAATGAATATCGGGAAATGATTGGGCTGGGGCCGGTGGAAGATGGAAATGTGTATTTAAGATCATCCTCTATCCAAGCGGTATCAAAGGAACTTGTGAAAAAGCAAATCGAAGACGCACTGAATCCGCTGGAGCCGGTTGTGGTGGCGGGCAATATGGGAGATGGAAGCGGTGATGGGCCGCCCCTGCCTGTTACCAAATCCCGCTCCCAATTTATCGCCACGAAGCAAGAGGCGACGGAATGGCTGACGAAGACGCTGCCGCCCGATGCGCAGGGGATACAGTTTGCGGAGGAAGTGGAGTAATCAAATTCCCATGCCATCAACTTTCACATGGTCAAAATCAGAGCGCCGCTACTACCGCAACACAAAGCCGTTGCCCGATAGTGAATTAAGTAAATGGGTAAAGGAAACCGTAGATGCTTCCAAATTGCGCGTGCGCGCCATTACGGAAGCCTATGTGTCCGGCTCGCTCAATCATGCGGAATGGGACTTGGCAATGAGAAGTGAAATCAAGGCCGGTTCGCGCGCGATGGCGGAACTGGCAAGTGGCGGGAGGCTCACCAGTCGGCAACTTGGCGCGCTCGGTTCGGCGGTGAAAGAGCAGAACAAGTATTTGATAGGGTTTGCGAGTGATTTGGAAAATGGAACCATCTCCCTCGGCCCCGGCACGGTTGCACGGGCAGAGATGTATGCGGAAGGATTATGGAGCAGGTATCAGAACTTTGTAAGGTTGCGAGAAAAGGGCGCGGGGATGACACGCGAGCGCCTTATTCTCGGCTCTGCTGAACACTGCCCGGATTGCCCGGCAGACGCGGCGCGTGGATGGGTGGAGATTGGGACGCTGGCGAATATTGGGAATAGGCAATGCCTTTCAAGATGTAGGTGTCATTTTGAATATAGGGAGGGGCGCTAAATGGAAATCCAGAACCTAACGGCAAAAACAGATGATGAATTCCTACAGGAAAGCGTTGACGCGACGCTGGCGGCGATAGAGTGTGGTAATGCGCTATTGGCTTTCCATTGGGCGCGTCATGCGGCGTCGTTTGCAGTCGGGATGATTAAATGATTCCAGCAACACAAGAACTAAAGCCTATCTCAGACCGCGACAGGGCGTTTGCCGTCGCTGTTAGTGCAGCACTGTGGCAGTTGATTTGTGCGGTTCAGCGTTATTGGCTGGGCGAAGTTGCTTGGAAAAAGCTGGAAAAGTAGAAGACAATAATTCCTATGCGAAAGACGTTTAAGCGAATCTATAAGCGACTAATGTTTTCGTCTCGGTTATTCAAGGCGAAAGACAAGTTAGGATGCGTGGGCGTGGGACTGCTTCTGGCGCGTGCGGGCGGCTTAAATGAATGGGGCAAGGCGCGGGATGTGTGGTTTATGCGAAACATGAATCGGCTTTCTCGACTAAGTAAAGGGAAGAAGCCTTTTGCTAGCGCGTAGCGGGCAATAATTCCTATTGCTTTTTCCTTCGCTGTGGTATATTGCGAGTGCATTCATAAGGAATAAAGGCAGCTAGGCGGCCACGTATTTCAAAACTTAATAGGCACGGCTGGTAATCAGCGAGGGCCAAGACTTTTAGAAGACGGCGCAAAGGGCGCGAGACTTCTAAGTCTTGGCCCTTTTTTTTATTTCAGGGACAAAAGAAATGCCGGATTCATTGGTTTATTTCGGTGGAGCAATTAAGGCAATTGATGAGAACGGAAAGGTAGGCGGCTACCTGGTTCGCTTCTCAGACAGTGGCAAAAACAAAGACTTATCCGGCGAGTATTTTACTTCCAAGACCTTCCTTGGTTCACGGGATGGCGATGGCGTGGATACGATTTTCCATCACGGCCAACCATTGCCGGTAAAGGCGAATTTGACAAAGACCGCAATGGCTGAATTAGACGCCCTGCGCGATCACGTCTTTGCGCCCGTGAAGACAAAACGCGATGCAGTTGGGATTTGGGCGGAAGCGGTGCTGGATTTAAGCGATGAATATGAGAAGGCCGTCTATGGGCTGGCGAAAGCCGGAAAGCTGGGATGGAGTTCTGGCGCAGTTGGGCATTTGGTAAAGAAAACAAGCGACGGCCAAATCACGCGCTGGCCAATCGGCGAAGCGAGCATGACACCAACGCCATGTGAACCGCTGAATCGTGCCGTGGCAGTAAAGAGCTTGGAAGGAATTAAGTTTGTGTCGGTCGTGGAAGGTGACGAAGAAGATGAAACTTCAGCCACAATTCCCAACAAGCCCGCCATCCTGAGTGCAAAATTAAAGCAGCACATTGATGATCTGATAGACGACAAGGGCCGCACCCATGCACAAATCACCGTCAAGATGGCGATGGAGGCAGGGTTGGGCGTTGGCGATGTGAACGAAATCCTTGAAGGAAAGCAGCAGCCAACCGACGCCAACTTAAAAGCCTTTGCTCGCGTGCTTCAGATTGATTATTCAGTCCTCAAGTCCGCCACCCGCCGCGACCGCGCCCAATCCATCAAGGGCATGTTTGAAGACGCGCTGGCCGAAGAAGTCCCAAGCCGCTGGCAACTGGATTGCATTTATTCCGACGTTCTTAAAAAGCTCGCCGCCGCCGCCACTGCCGCACAGATGGCGGGGATTGAATTTGATCTGGCCGCCAAGGTCAAAGAAGCGACTGATGAATACGCCGCTCGCCTGAACGCCTACGCAATGGAAGAAATTACGGAATACGTGAACGGCGAAAGCGACAGCGACGATGGCGAGTTTTACTTAAAGGCTATTGTGGATGTGGATGCGAGCGTCAAATCGCTCTCCACCTCCGATCTTGATACTCACTCCCAATTTACGGTGAGCGTTCTGCGGGGGATCAGCAACCGGTTTCGCGGTAATCACGAAGGCCGGGTGAAAGCAGGCCGCGTTCTCAGCGAAAAGAACCGCCAACGGATTATGGAACTGATGGGAAAGATGGACACGGTAAAGGCCGAGTTCCAATCGCTCCTTGACGAATCCATGCCAATGGCGAGCGAAGCAGAGAAACGGGCGGCAGTTATTAAACATTTGGCGATCAGACAGCGCCACCGCGAACTAACAATGGGAGTTTAGGAGAGATGAAGACATTTGATGAATTGATGGCGGGCGGAAGCCTTGCCGAGATTGCGGAAGCAATCAAGAGCCGCAGCGGGCAATTCAATACGCTGGCAACGAAGTCCGCAACCACCCAGAACGATCTGGATGAAATGAAAAAGCTTGACGACGAGATGGACAATCTGACTGTCAAGCATGCGGAACTGAAGAAGATTGAAGACGCGAAAGCAAAGAACGCCGCGCGCGTGAAGGCGTTTGATGTTCCGGTCAATCGCCCCGGTTTTTCGGGCGGCGGCAATGACGATGATCCACCGGCGGCCAAATCATACACCCCGGCATATTCCAGCGTCGGCAGCCTGAAGCATATTACGGGCGGGACAAGACAAGAGAACGAAAAAACGGCCTATCGCCTCGCCCAGTGGTTTTTCGCCACCGGCCTGCGTCCTGATTCTCGCCTGCGCGCAAAGGCGCAGCAGTTCTGTGAGGACAATGGCATTGCGACGATTAAGGCACTGAGTGAAGCCCAGAATGACCAGGGCGGCGCGCTGGTTCCGCCTGAGTTTGACCCAACCTTGATTCGCCTCGTTGAGCAATACGGGAAGTTCCGGCAGTTTGCGAAAATCTCCCCAATGAGCAACGAGACGAAGACGCAGCCACGCCGCACAGCAGGTATCACGACCTACTGGTTGGGTGAGGGCGCGACGATCACCTCCAGCAATCCGACATTCGACAACATCAATCTGGTTGCCAAGAAATTGGCCGCCGTGACGGTGATGAGTTCGGAAATTTCGGAAGATTCGGCGATTAACCTGGCCGATGAGTTGGCGTTTGAAATGGGCTATGGCTTCGCGCTGGCCGAAGATCAGGCGGGCTTTCTGGGTGATGGCACTTCCACCTATGGCGGCATTACCGGCGTCAACACCAAGCTGAAAGGCTTGAACGGCACGATTGCCAATATTGCGGGCTTGCAGGTTGCAACCGGCACGGGATATGGAACCAGCTATGCGAGCACTACGCTTGCCGACTTCAACAACACCGTGGCACTGCTGCCTCAGTATGCGGATATGAATGCCGAGTGGTTTGTCCACAAAGGCTACTTCCATTCCGTGATGCAGCGTTTGGAATTGGCCGCAGGCGGTAACAGCGCCGTGGAGATTGCCTCCGGCGACCGTCGTCCGCGTCCGTTGTTCCTCGGCTACCCGGTGAATTTCTGCCAGGTCCTGCCGCGAACCTCGGCTACCTCTCAGGTCTGCGCATTGTTCGGCGATCTGGCGATGGCGGCAACGATGGGTGATCGCAGAACGCGAACGGTCTTCACTGATCCGTATTCGCTGTCGAACAAAGACCAAATCCTCATTCGTTGCACCGAGCGCGTGGATATCAATGTTCACGATGTCGGCAATGCCTCGGCAACCGCTGCGCTGCGTGTTCCCGGCCCAATCGTCGGCCTTATCACAGCTTCCAGCTAATAACTAACCGCTCAATCGGTGGGGGTAACGGTGCCCCCACCGACGCGAGCAAATAGGAGAAGGAAACATCATGTTTGATTTGCAAAGAGTGAAATTCGCCAGTGTCTTGGCTCCCATTTCGGTGGCGGGCGGCGCAACGGCGACATGCGTGGAAGTGGATACACTGGGGTTCAGGGCGGGTGCGTTCTACATCTATTCCGGCCTGGTTGGGGCGAATGGCGTGGCAACCCTGAAGTGGCAGCATTCTGATACAAGCGGTAGTGGTGGCGTAGATATTACCGGCGCAGGCCATACGGCGCTGGTGGATGCAAACGACGGAATCGCCGTGGCGACGTTTATGGACCTGCGTGGGCTGAAGCGTTACATCACCTTGGTGATTACGAACGGCAGCACGAACGCCTCCGTCCTTTCGTCTTTCGCATTGCTCTACCGTGCGGAAGAATCGCCAAACACAGCGACCGAGCGCGGATTGCTGGAGCAGTTGTTTATTGGTGGCTAATTAAGACGAACAAGGCGGGCAATGAGTTCTCTTAAAAAGACACTGTACACCTTGAATGTGGATGGGTATGCGCCAGAAATCTGTCGCCTTACCCATCCGCTTTTGAAACGCTACGCGGACAAGATTGGCGCGGAGTTTGTTGTCATCGGGGAACGGAAATGGCCGAGCCTTCCACCCGTTTACGAAAAGCTTCAAATTCAATCCCTCGCGCGCGAGCGCGGCGACGATTGGGCAATCTATTTTGACTCCGATGCCCTTGTCCATCCCGATATGCCGGATGTGACGGAGGTATTGGGGATGGATACGGTACTTCACAACGGCACTGATTATGCGGCGTGCCGGTATGAATATGATGAGTATTTTCGGCGCGATGGCAGGCATATAGCATCTTGCAACTGGTTTACTGTCGCGAGTAAATGGTGCCTGGACCTTTGGACACCGCTGGATGATTTGACGTTTGAGCAGGCAGTGGCGCGCATTAAACCAACGGCCACGGAAGACCGGTTGAACATAACAGCCGCGCATTTGATTGATGATTTTGTTCTCTCTCGCAACATCGCCCGCTTCGGCCTGAAGGTAAAGACATTCCGTGAACTGCTCGCGCCACTTGGCAAGCTTGATGCTTCATTTCTGTGGCACGAATACACACTGAGCGAGAAACAGAAGCTGGCGATGATTAAGCGCGTCCTGACGGCCTGGACGGGGCAGGAGGTTAAGTAATGGTCAAAGTGAGATTGTTAAAAGCCTGGGGACTGCATCCAGCAGGCGAAGTATTCGTTACTGATAAATCGGTGGCGGACCTACTGATCCAGCGCGGACACGCGGAAGAAGTTGTGGAAGTGGAAAAGGGAAACGGTAAAAAGAAACAGTAGCTTTCTATGCCAACACTCAGCGACACAGATCAGCGAGAGGCCGCCCGTGCGGAGCTTATCACCTACGGGCAGGTAAATGCGTCGCCCACACTGGGGGACATTGAGGTTGAGACAATTCTCGACAACCACCTGCTCGCGACGACATGGGTGGCAAGTACGGCGTACGTGGTAGGCGACATCGTCCACCCCACTGTTCGCAATGGCCACCGGTATCGCTGTGTCGTAGCGGGAACATCAGGCACAACTGAGCCGACATGGAGATTGCGCCAGGCTGTGAAGTTTACAGAAGGCGCATCCGATCCACTGTTGATGTGGATTGAGGACGGGCCGGAATTTCGGCAGATATACGATATTCGGTCCGCGATCCATGCGGCGTGGATTGCAAAGGCGGGCGTTGCCGCATTATCGGTTGATATGCAGGGGGCGAATGGTCGCGTGTATGCGTCTCAGGTGTACGATCATTGCATAAAGATGGCGGACAGGTTTGGGCCATTGGGGGTGTATTAAATGGCCGAAAGCTTCACGATAACCGGCGACATCCAAGCCGCATCTATGCAGCAATCAATAGATTGGTTTGGTGAGACATTTACGATCACTCGAAACATCATCGCCACCTACAACCCCACAACCGGACAGGGTACGCCAAGCGGTGAGTCGTTTACGACGATTGGAATTGTTGATGACAGAAGGCAGGGCAACATTGGGGCCGGTGATACAACGATCAGAGGCGATGAAAAGGCCATTATTATCGGCACAAAGCAAACAGATGGGGAATCTCTCGCATTCGTGCCGGGGATCAGTGATCTGGTTCAATCGGGTTCAATCAACGACACCGTGGCGGAAGTTCAGATAATGCAGGGGCCGCAGGGCGTTGTTAGTTTTTATAGACTGGTATTGAAGACGGCATAAATGGATTACAAGGTTGCCATTGTGAAGGCACAGCAGCAGGTGAAAGACATCTCCGCCGCGATCTTGAGCGATGCAGCCGTTGGCGGTCTGGGGGTTGCCGTAGATGCAACGCCAGTGCTGAGTGGATTGCTGGTTGGGAATTGGAAGCTGACACGGAATACGGTGAATAGCGAGGTAGATACCGGCATCGGGCCGGTTCGAAGCGGAGCAAAGCAGCGGGCGGAAGTGGCGAGCAGAGAAGTCAAATTGGGGGATGTGGTGTTTATTACGAATCCAGTCCCCTACGGCGGCTATGTGAACTACGGAACCAGCAAACAAGCGCCGCGCCTGATGGCTGAATTAGCTATCGCCAGTTTGCCAAGATTGTTCGAAGAGGCTGCGAGGAAGCATAAAAGTTAAATATGTCCGCCGAAACCTCCACAATTGACAACACCGTGCGCGCCATTATTGAGAATCGCGTCAAAACTATCTGGGGCACGACGACCGTGATTCAGTGGCCAGGGGTGCTGGGGGTTGGTGGAGATGTCAGCGCGGCAACGGATTTACCGCCAACGCAGGCCGATTGGTTACGGGTGAGTTGGGAATATGCGGGAACGAGCATTGCCACGATTGGAGCCGATACGAGCGGGCTGGATAGGACCACGGGCGTGATCGTGCTAACAGTTTTCACTCGGTCTGGCGTGGGCGATGCGCGGTTGTGGACATTGGTGGGAACGGCGAAGACGGTCTTTAATCGCTACAACAACGTGATCAGGTGCGGAGCAAGTGGCGCGGGCAGGAAATTGCAGCAGGGCGGTTGGACGTATGCGCCGGTGATTACGAATTTTGAATTCTATAGCAGCATTACATGAAAAACGATCAAGCAACGTGGAAGCGTCAAACCGCGATATACCTTGACGATCTCAGTGAGGATGTGGTTGCGCTAGTGTATCGAACAGTATCGCCTGAATCTAAAGTCAGATTTAGAGTGCTTCATTTATTGCGCGATTGGGGAGTTCGTACCATAGCGGGAATTCGGACACTCAACATTGGAAATCAAGAGACCCATAAGAACGTAGGCCGCGCCACTGTAGACGCCATCACTAAGATGCAGCAAGTAGCCCGAAACGAAGCTAATCCAGATTGGCACCAATTTAATCAGGGTAGCGTTTTATGAACCTAATAGCGACAGCCGGAAAACAAGAAGTGAAGACGATTACGGTGGCAAGCCCGCCAGCAATGCGGGTGACAATTGAGGCGTATGGGGCAGTATCGGTATTTAATTTTAACGACGCCGACCCGACGTTGATCGAAGAAATTTCAAGATTAATAAAGGGCTTCTTTGCGATTCTGAAACGACGCGCAGAAGCCAGGTAGTTTTTGATAACTTATCAGTAGGTCCGACAAGCAACAGCTAGCGCGCGCTCGCTTCGCCTCTCGGTTTTTATTTAACCGTGAGAGGTAAAGCACAATGAGCGCAATTACAGCAGCCAGTATTAGTCAGCAAAGGTTGTCACTTATCGCCGAAGTCACACGCGGCACAACGCCGAGCACACCGGGATATACGGTGATTCCGAGCAGAGTTGACAGCTTCCTGCAATTAGAGAAGCAGTTTCCGCAATCCACCTTGATTCGCGCCGACCGCTCGCCCAGTCCTTCGATTGGTGGAACGTATCAAGTGGGCGGCACAATCAAGACGCCGGTGATAAGGGAAAGTGGGTTTGATCTTTTACTCCAATCGGCCCTCGCCTCCACTTTTTCCACGCTGACCACGGCAGCCATTACCGGCACATTTGCGGCAAGTGGGAAGACGTTCACACGGGCGGCAGGAAATTTCTTAACAGACACGCCCGCCACTCGCCCGCAGATTGGCATGTTGTTCTTCGGGGCCGGGACAAGTTCGAACAAGACGACCTTAAATAACGGCGGCACGGTGAGCAGCAGTGCGACGACGTTCACGCTGACCGCATCCACTGCCTTCACAACCACCGGCGGCTATTTGTTGATCGATTCGGAAATTATCAAGTATTCCGGCATCTCCACCAACGTCGTCACCGTTACTCAACGCGGCGCATGCGGAACCACAGCGACAACCCACACAGATACGACAACGGTGATCCCTGGACGGCAGATCACCGGCATTACAGCCACAGTGCTGACGTTCGGCAATGACACGGTTGTCAATGAATCGAGCGTTGCAACGACTTTTTCTTCCAATGCCTCAGTCTGCACGACCGGCACAACGCGAAGCTTCTTCAGCGTTGAAGAAAAATACTCCGACATCACGGCATATCGGACTTTCAAAGGCGTCGAGGTCAACACGATGCAATTGCAAATTCCGACGCAAGGCGAGGTAGATGCGGACTTCAATGTTGTGGGGTTAAGTTACACTGGCGCACAGGAAGCAAGCGCAACATACACGGCGACCGCCGGACGCAAGCCAGCATCCGGCTCAACGACAAGCTCGGCCTTATATGTGGATGGTTCGGCGTTTGTAAGCTGTCTGGAAAACTTCACCTTCAATCTCGGTAATCAGCGCGCGCCCAAGTTTGGCGTGGGCAGTCCGAGCGCATGCTTGGTGGAAGAAGGACCACGAACGCACGAATTGAGTTTTCAAGCTTATCTGACGGGCTTGACGGAAATCGTCAAATTCAACGCAGAGACACGGTTCGCATTGGGGATCACAGTTAGCTCACCTGATTTGGATTTGTACGGATTCAATTGGGGCAGCTTGCTTTATACCGGCGCGCCATTCCAGGTGAGCGGCCAAACAGTCAGTCAAAATTTAACAGCACGGGCGGAATACAACACGACGGATGCTTGTGACTTCTATGTGTGGAAAGCGCAAGTGACGGCGTAATATTTACAAACTATTTTTGACGCGGAGCGGGCAAAAGAATGGACTTAAAAGACTTAGACCTTACAGCGGCGGCAGACCAGGGAGCCTGGCTGACGCCGGTGCATCCAAGAACCGGCGAAGACTTGCCAATCAAAATTCACTTGGCAAGCGCCGATAGCACGCGATGGATCGAAGAAGAGGCGCGGGATAAGGATAAGCGCCTGAAGGCTATGGCAAAGGTTGGCAAAATGCCGGACCTTACCACGGCGGAGATTGAAGAAAGAGGCATCAGGCTTTTGGCCGCCGTCACGCTGGGGTGGGAAAATGTTGAATGGGAAGGCGCGCCCTGTCCATTCAATCAGCAAAACGCCCGCGTCCTCTATCGCACTCTCCGATGGTTGCGTGATCAGGTAGATGCGTTTGTGTCGGATCGGGCGAATTTTGGAGAGGTGGGCAAAGCGCCTGCCGCTTCGGCCTTCTCGCCGGAAGCAATCACAACCTCCATCGTTGAAAATTTTACCAGTGGGCAAAGTGGCAATTCAGCGACCGCGCCCGTGAATGGGGAATAGCGGAAGAGAGGATTGGGAAAGGGCTGCCGATTGTCACGAACGCCAACGCCACGGAAGCGGAGATCGAACGAGTCTATGCGCGCCACAAATCCAATGCCCCGCCAACTCTCACCGCCGAAGGCGAGTGGATTTCCAGAATTTACCTGGAACTGCGCGGGAGTGAGGCGGGCAATGGATTTGGCGCGGTGCCGCTTCGGTGGTCTGAGATTTGGGCATATTGTGAAGTGAGAAGAGTGAAACTGAACGCCCTTGCTATTCAGCTTCTACAGATGGCCGATGGTGAGTTTATGAAATGGGCGAAAAGGGAGAGCGAGAAGAAATAGCTTACTGCTTTCCCTCCAGTTCCTTGACGATCTTTGCAGCTTCGCCCCATAGGTAATTTAGGGAATCTTCTTTTGTCAGGTATCCGGCCTTTGTCGGTTCAAATCCTGGCCAGTCTTTACGTAAAGCGGTCAGATCATCGGGCGTGATTGGGCTTGGTGGAAGATTCAGGCGAATGATTGCAATGGACTGTTCGTGAAAGTTAAGCGCCTTTATCAATCGCTCTTTTATTGTCCCATTCGGCAATGCACTTACCGCCGCATCAATAGTATCTTTTGTTTCGGCGAGTTGCTTTTTGTATTCGGTGGCGGTTGTTCCGATGGCAACCTTATTGCCAAGTGAGTGGAGGCCCGCGACGGCGGCTTTGGTAAGAGCGATTTGTTTTTCACTCAGTCCATCAAAAGATAGCGGCGCAGTTTGAAGCAGAAACGATAAGACGACGGCGAGCAGCATGGGTGGTTCTCCTTAATTGGGCGGCGCGGATTATAGGGAAATTTAATGGACGTTGTAAACATCATTGGTTTCGGCATTGATTCCACGCCAGCAGAGCAAGGGGCGAAGCGCACAAATAGCGCGCTTGATTCTGTGAGTAAGAAGGCCGATGAGACGGCCAAGACTGCGCAGAGACTTGGGAAGGAAATGGGCGAGGCTTTCAAGCTGCAAAGCCTCACGGGTGCGTTCCAGCAAGTCCAATCATCGCTCGGCTCACTCGGTGGGATGTTTCAGCGTGTCAGCGGTGTTATTAGTGGTACGTTTCAGTCTGCCATTAACCAAGCTTCCGGCTCACTGAGTGGGCTGAAGGCGGCATTTGCAGGCGCGGGCGGCGGCGGTGGAGGTGGCGGCGCTTTCCTGGCTTTTCTGGGCCTCGCTGGCGCGGGATTGGCCGCATTTGCGGCGGCTGCGGGCGTTGCATTGGTTGCAGCGGTGGCGATAACGGCACAACTGTTTGAAATGTCGAAGCGGTTTGCAGAAACCGGCGCGAAGCTATTTGACCTGTCCGACAAGACCGGCATTTCAGTAAAAAATCTGAACCTGTTTCGACAGGCGGCGGCGGAAACGGGCAAGGGCATTGATATTGTCGAGCGGTCATTCGACCAGTTCACGAGCCGACTGGAAAAAGCCAGTAAGGAAAAAGCAGGCAGTCAGCTTGGTGCAACGTTCAAGGCGCTGGGGGTTGATGCAAAAACCGGATTGCAGGACGTTGACAAGAGCCTGGCAACGGTCGTTAAAAGCCTCAATAGTATTGAAAATTCCGCCATTCGCGGCGCAAAGGCGCAGGAGATTTTCGGCCTCCGCAATGAACAGATCGTGCCGATTCTCTCGCGCATCGGTGGCGGGTTGGATGAATACGACACGAAGCTTGGCAATCTAGGGAAGATTACGGAAGAACAGGCAAAGGCATCGAAAAGCTTTGAATTATCATTAAACCTGCTCACAAATACTTTTTCCGGCATTGGTGCAGCATTGGGCGCAACCGTGCTGCCTGCCTTTCAATCCTTCATTGACCTCGTTCAGACAATCGTAAAGGTCATTGCTTCCGGCTTGCTCTCCGTGCTGGATTCCGCAAAGGCCAACGTTAATGGCTTGTCCATTGCCTTCGACATCCTCAACGCGGCATTTCGTTCCGCACCGGCATTCATTGGCATTGTCAAAGCGGCATTAACAGAAGCCGGAACGATATTCGGACGATTGGGTGGCGTTGTTTCGGATGCAGGAAAAACTATCGGCAGCTTTCTCGCTGGCGACTTCGCAGGCGCTGCGGCCAATGGTGCAGGGCTAGCCAATCGGGTTACGAAACTGACGGAAGGGATTGGGCAAAAGACAACCTCGGCCACGGCGGCGGCATTGGTGCAGACGGGCTTGGAGTATCAGAAGATTCAAGCGGAGCGGGCAAGACTGGGCGGCAGCGGCAGAACCAAAACACTGAACGAGCCAACAAGCGGCGCGGATAAGGGCGCGGACGCACTACGCAATGCCCAGATCGCAGCGCAGAAGGCGTATGCGGCGGAAGAATTGAAGCTAGTGAAGGATCAGATTCAGCGGGAAGAGAAAGCGTTAAAAGACTTCTATGATGATGGGATTATCAGCGCGTCCGAGTACTACCGCTCTCGTTTTCAAATTGCGTCCGGCGGCATTGATAAGGAAATTGGCCTATTGGCAAAAGAGCAGGCGGCGCTGGAGAAGCAGCAAGGGGAGATTAAAGGCAAAGGCAATAAGGAACAGGCGGAAAGGCTGCGACTTGAAGTTGATATTCTGAAGATCAAGGACGATCAGATTATCAAGCAACGGGAATCAACAGCGGCAATTCGTGAAGAGGTCAGCGGATTACGTGAAGCCAATGCCGAACTACTAAAGGGACTCGCTCTAAAACCGGAAGAAATCAATCTGACCACCACCTACCAGGACCAGCTTGAAAAGCTGCCACCAGTGTTGCGTCGCATCCGCGAGGAACGCGCCGCATTATTCGGTCGCGCCAACGTTGATTTTCTCGGCAATAGTGGGACAGAGGGCGGGAGGACGTTTAGCCGAAGCCAACAACTTGAATCCGGCCTACGCGCAGAACAGGCAGCGGTTCAGGCAAGGGTGAATTCAGGCGTGGAGAGCGAATTGGACGCGCGCAAGGAAATCTTATTAATCGAGTCCAAGTACCGCGACGCCCTGATTGATGCGCTCGCTGCTGAGCGCGACTTGGCGGCAAGCGCCGGGGACTTAAGTAAGGCATTTGATATTCAGGGCCAGATCGAAGGGCTGAAGAACTTTGGGCGGGAATTGACGAATAGCCAGCGGCTTCTGAAGGGATTGCAGGATACAAAATCCATCGGTGATAAGTTTGAAGAACTTGGCGGCAATATAAAGTCATCTTTAACCGATGCCTTCCGCGCTGGTTTTGAAACTGGGCCGAAGGGATTTTTTGACTCACTCAAATCAAACTTCAAACGAACCTTAGCCCAGATGGCGGCGGATTTTGCAACGAGTAAATTACTGGAACTCCTATTTGGAAAGAAACAATCTCTCGGTAGCGCGCCCGCTGCTACCGGAGCCAGCGGCGGCGGTGGTGTGTTAGGTTCGCTGTCGTCGCTGGTCAGTGGAAATAATGGCGGCCAAGCATCTGGCGGTGGCGGCATCGGCTCGTTCCTAACGGGTGGTTTTGCGGGCGGGCCAAATCCGGCGGCGGGCGGAAGTGGGTCAGGTGGTGGGGGGTTGCTGGGTGGCTTGCTGGGGTTATTTCGTGGCGGTGGCGGCGCTAAATCAGCCGCATCTGCTGCCGTATCGGGCGGTGAGGATTTCGCAGGGGCGCTGAATGCAATCAGCGGCGGCGGTGGGAAAGCAGCGGGCGGCATTGGTGGTTTTCTCTCCAAAATCCCCATCCTTGGCAAACTTTTCGGCGGCGGCGGAGCGGGCGGCGCTGGTGCAGCAACCGGACTATCCAGCCTGATCAATCCCGTTGGCCTAGCCATCACGGGCGCTCTGATTGCCGCGCCATTTATCGCCAAGTTATTTGGTGGGTTATTCGGCGGCGGGGAGTTGAAGAAATTCAGTAAAGAAACAGAATCCCTATATGCCGTCAAGATCAAGAATGACAAGGAAGGCCAATCCGTCTATCAGCAGGCAAAGCAAATTGGCGAGCAGGCATTTGGAAAAGGGAAGTTTGCAAGCCACATAAAAGAGACGATTGGGATTAAGGAAGTAAAAGACCTGATTGCTCAATATGGCTTGTCTACCGGACAGGATAATTCGCCCCTGGTGAAACGCTACCAGGCAACGCAGGAGATTGGGCAGGTAGGAAACGGGGCCAATAACTTCACCCGGCGCGCCTTTGGTGGTGATGTGTTTGGGGGCGGGAGCTACCTGGTTGGCGATGGCGGGCGAAGTGAGGTGTTTAAGCCGAAAGTAAGCGGCACAATTTTCCCCTCTATCGAAAGCTATTTGCAAAGTAATCTGCAATCTCAGATGAAGCTACAACTACGCGGCTTTGGTGGTGCGAATGTGGTGAATACCGGCGGCAACGCGCAGGAAGCAGCAGGCACGCGCGCAGTGTTGGGGCAGTTGATTCAGGTCTTGGGGCGATTGGGTGCGGTGGATAAGGGCACGTTATTACAAATGCTCCCGGCAGAAGACATTGCCCAAAAAGCCAGCGATGGCTACCAGCGCAACACAACGGCGGCGATTAAGACACAGAGAGTGCTGGGGGTGGCGACGACATGAGCATGGAGTTACTTCAGACCAATGGGAGCTATGGGTTGGAAGTGAGGTGGAAAGTGCCAAGGCTGAGCTTTATCAACTCCAATGCCAACGGCTACCATGTGACGATCGGCGATAATCGCGGCGTGAAGTCATGGGCACTGAAACACGAAACGGCGACGGACGATGCGGCCAATTTATCCTACACGACGCCGGAAGCTGAGACGCAAAGTTATTTTGAATACCTCTGGCGATTCATTAAGCGCCACAATACGCCCGACAAGCTTCCGTTTTTAATCGCCTGCCCTGAAGATGGCCTAACCTACTCCGCGATCTTTGCGGATAACGAATTCAGCAAAACGGATGTTACTTGGAAGATGTGGAGTGTGGGGTTGAATATTGTGCAATTCAGAGCGGTGGATGGGCTGGAAATGGGGGAGAATCCGATCAGCCAAAATAACGACAGCATTTAGTTCTGTGGTAGAATTGGCCCTGACATTGATAATTTAACATCCTTCCCGACAGGTAAAGGCCAGCGATAACAAGCCCGCCGCGCAATCTCGGTAGTAGTAAGAGATTGTATTTTTGTGGGCATTGTTAGCGGCATCCCGCCAAGTAAATTAGCCGAACTCAAAAAGCGCCAGAAGGCGGGCTTGTCTATCAGCTATGCCGAAATTCTGCGCGTCAGTTGGAATTCTGGCAATGATGTTCATAACTTCGCCTTCACGACATTCAACGCTCCGAATTATGCGAATCTGCCGGAAAGTTGGAAACCAATCGAGCCACGGCTAAGGGGCAATGGCGGCGGCGAAGGTGGCGCGCCCGAAGTCCTGCCGTTTTCCAGCACCTTCGATATCAATGACGATACGATCAGTCTCGACTTCATAGATACCGATTTATACATATCCAACTTATTCGAACGTTACCCGGAAGGCGCGAAAGTTGAAATCCTCGGCTATATTTCGGAAATAGATCAGGAATTAAATCTCTGGTGGGGGCTGCTGAATGCGCCCACAAATATCGAATCCGGCATTCTGTCCGCCTCGGCAACCTTCGGCTACAGGTCATCGTTGGGTAAATTACCGCGCCGTCCATTTGACGGAACGAACTGCCTGGCCTCCTGGCCACCCAAGTTCCCGAATATGTCGCTGGCGGAAATTGCAGACAATGACTGCCCATACAACCGACACAAGGGCGGGAATGTTGGGAACCTGGACCCGGCTACCGGCCAGCCATACACAGACTGCGAGCAGAATAACCGCTCTGTTTGCCTTGCGCGCATCGGCGGCGATGAAGCAAAGCTGCCGTATTTGGCGTTCGATTCCATCTATGCGACGGAAAGCGTAAGCCAATCCAAAGGCGCGGCGACGACCTCCATAACTCGCGGTAATGATGGCCTACTGAACGCAACCTGCCCGGTTGTTTTTGGCGAGCGGTTATTGAGTGATCTCCCCGTCCTGCTTTATCAAATCCAAACCAATCGCAAGCATCCAGAACAAGGCACGGTGAGCGCGATTTTCCCCGTTTCCGATTCGCATGTGCAATCAATCACTGAACCGAAAATCAATGATGTTTTTGTCACGAGTTCGCCGGGAACGAGCCAGAATCAGTTTTTGTACAACCTCGGCAGCCGCCAGCAAGCCCCGATAAATCTGACCGGCACGCAGAAGGCTCGTAATTTTTCCGGCGTGGCTCATTGGCGGGGATTGATATTCGGATCATTCGCGGGCAAGGCGGCAAGTGATTTTCGCGGCTCTTGTCGGGTGGTAGGGAACGATGAACTGCGCCTATGGGATGACCCAACAGACAATACGAAGCGCGGATACAGCACAAACAGGGCCAACGGTTTTTACTGGATACTGACCAGTAAGCGCGCAGGCGACGGAGAAAGCGGAACGATCTACGTGGACGAAGATTGGAGCACGCTTGCGCCTCAGTGTAATGATCAGGTGGGATATTCGGACGCAAGTGGGAATCATTTAACAGGTACGCGCAGCACGTTAAATGCTCAAATTGAATCCGCCCAAACCCAGCAAGTCATCCGCAATATCGCCCTCTTTGGCCGCTTCACTGTGCCGTTTATGTTTGAAGGCAAGAAGAGAATCTTTCTTTTGAAGGACGAATCGCTTGCAGACGTGCCGGTGTTTAGCGATGGCACAGTTGATGGCTATGAGATGAATATTGAGCCGGGCGGAAGTAGTCTGCCCGCGATCTCCGTCAGCAAAAAGCAACTCTACGATCTACCGAACCGCATAAAACTCAACTTTGAAGATGAGGCTTTTGATTACGTTAAGCGCCCCCTGATCTTCAGCTATCCAGAACTTCAGCGCGCACGCGGCAAGGTATTCAACGATG